TACACAGCCCACGGTACTGGCGACTCCGGGCGGCTTAAAAGGGTTCGGGGACGGCAACGGGGCTGAAGTGGTGCTCGGGCTGAATAAGCTCAGAGAGCTTGCTGGCGGCGGCGTGACGAACAACATCACCATCTACCAGACGCCCGGAGAGAGCGGCGACGCACTGGCTCAGAAGATAATCTCCAAAATCACCATGATGACCAAGCGTCAGACAGTGGGGGCATTATGATTCAGACTATTACCTTCGGCGGGGTGAATCTCGCCGATTTTGGCGTGGTGGTCTCCGGCGAGGGGACTTATGACGCCCCGGAGCGGTCCATAACTGAGGAAATCGTCCCCGGGCGGAACGGCACGCTGTTGATAGATAATGGGCGCTTCGAGAACGTCGTCGTGACTTATCCTGCAGCTATCGTGCAGGATTTCCCGCGTAACATGGCAGGGCTGCGGAGTTACATGCAGAGCATCAAAGGGTATGCACGTCTGGAAGACAGCTATCATCCGGACGTGTTCTATCTGGCAATGCTGACCGGCGGGATCTCTGTGAAAACGAGCGGCTATATGAACCGCGAAGGGCAATTCGACCTGGAATTCACTCGGAAGCCCCAGAGGTTCCTGAAGAGCGGCGAGGAAGTCATCACGCTCACGCAGAACGGGACGATCTACAATCCGACGTTGTTCGATGCACTCCCTCTGATCCGGATCTACGGCACCGGCACGGTCACGATCGGGAGCGTCGAGGTCGCATGGAGCGGTCCGTCGAGTTATGTCGACCTTGACTGCGACATTCAGGACGCTTACTACATGGGCTCCAATATGAACCAGTATATCCAGCTGAGCGGCTACGACTTCCCGAAGTTTGAGCCGGGAGAGACGCAGATCGTGCTCGGAACTGGAATAACACGCGTAGACATTACACCGAGGTGGTGGATTTTATGATTCCGATCCTATACGAAGGGAACGAGATACAGTTCCTCACCAACGGAATAGGCAGGCTGTCCTCGGCGACGTCGTGCACGGTTGAGGAGAACCTGAACGGTCCTTACGAACTGACAATGGAATATCCCATGACCGGCATCCACTACGAGAAATTGCAGGTCGACAGGATCATTAGTGCGGTGCCGTTTGATGGCGGCGATCCGCAGCCGTTCCGGATCTACTCAATCGAGCGGAACCTGAACGGGACGGTCGAGGTCCGGGCGGAGCATATCAGCTATCTGCTGAACAAGATCGTGGTCATGCCGTTCCAGGCTACCAGCTGCGCGGATGCTCTGAGCAAGCTGAAGACGAACGCGGCGAACAGTTGCCCGTTCAATTTCAGCACTACCAAGACCGTAGTGAACACGTACACGGTCGATACTCCTCAGCCGATCCGGGGGCTCCTCGGCGGGCAGGATGGATCCATTCTGGATGTTTTCGGCAAGGGCGAGTATGAGTTCGACAAGTTCGACGTTAAGCTGTGGACGAATCGCGGCGCTGATCACGGCGTCACGCTCAGATATGGCAAGAACATCACGGAGCTGGTCAGGGATTCCGACATCACGAACGCCTACACCGGCATCGTACCATACTGGATGAACGGCGAAGGATCCATTGTGACGCTTCCAGAGAAGGTGGTTTGGTCAGAACATCGGAATGCGTTCACATACGACCTCGTGAAGGACGTCGACTTCTCCAGTTCATGGGAAGATGCTCCGACGGTCGCACAGCTGAGGACGCGGGCGCAGACGTATGTCGAGAACAACGAAGGATGGAAGCTGAACGACAACATCAAAGTATCGTTCGTGGCGCTCTGGCAGACGGAGGAATACAAGAACATTGCCGTCCTAGAACGCGTCCACATGGGCGACACGGTGACGGTCATATATGAGGCTCTGGGCGTCGAGGCATCTGCGAAAGTAAATAAAACGGTCTACAACGTCCTGCTCGACCGTTACGACGAAATAGAGCTTGGAAGTGCGAAGAACACCCTTGCTCAGGCCATCGCGGAACCGATTTTGGAGGAAGTCCCCACAAGCTCCGACATGGACAGGGCGATCGCGAATGGCACGAAGCTCATCTCCGGCGGGCTCGGCGGGTATGTCTACCTGAAGCCGAATGCAGCGGGCAAGCCGGAAGAGATCCTGATCATGAACGATCCGGACTACACGCAGGCGACGAAGCTGTGGCGGTTCAACAAGAACGGTATCGCTTATTCGAACACCGGCTACAACGGCACGTACAAACAGGCGTGGACGATGGACGGGGCGTTCTATACGGACTGGGTCGTCGCCGGGAAGATGACCGCCTCCCTGATAAAGACAGGGCAGATAGTCGGTCAGACCCCCAACTCCATGACCATAGATGTAGATGACGGGACTATCACACTCGGCAATAAGGCGCTCCGGATCACCGCCGGGAACTTCAAACTGGACGCGGACGGCAACGTCACCATCACGGGCAAGCTCAGCAACGGCAAGCCATCGCTCAACAGCTCTCGGAATGGTGTTTATGTCGGGACGGACGGCATCTCGATCGGCACGTTCAGGGGCGGCTCAGCGGACGCCACAGGTTTCAAAGTCACGGACGGCGGCGCGGTGACGCTGGGCGGGATCATGTTCTTCCTGCCGAACGGCAACACATCCGCGTATGGTCTGTGGGCGAAGAACAACGGCACGCACATCGGCTCCGGCGGTCCCTGCGACTTCAACAGCGACGGCGACGGCACGGCGAACAAGCGGAACTACCTCCGCAACGGCACGACGCTCTACGGCGGCACAGACGCATACGGCGGCATCTGGCTTTCCGGCGACCTGCGCTTCGACTCGTCGCATGACTACATGATCGACGACGTGAACGAGATCTACGCAAGCGGCAAGATCACCTGCGAACAGGTCATCCAGACGTCAGACGAGAGACGCAAGGAAGACATCACAGACCTTGATAAGGCGGAGGAGTTCATCCTCGCGTTGCGCCCGGTGCGGTTCAAATTTAAGGAGCGGGATGGCTATCATCACGGGTTCATCGCTCAGGAAGTGCTCGAGGCGCTTCAAGACGATAACGACATAGTAACAGAAGACAAACACGGGATGTACGGCATCAGCTATACCGAGATCATCGCGGATCTCGTCGGCATATGTCAGAAGCAGCAGCAGCGCATAAATGACCTCGAACAGCGGCTCGCGAGTATCGAGGCACTCTTGGAAGGAGACGGTAAATGAGAATTTTCAACATCGACATCTCACGGAAGGGCATCAGCCCGGTTGTGCAGGTGACCGAGCACGACGCGATGAGCAGGTTCTTCACGCTCGTCCTGCGGAACGGGAGCTCGGACTATGAGCCGCCGGAGAATCCGAACTATTCCGTGTGGTACAAGACCAAAGACTCCACGGGGTGGTACGACACGATAACGCTCCCGGACGAGTCGACACGCCCTGCGGTGGTAGCGGACGGCAACGCTTACACCATCGAGATCGCGGAGCAGGCGACGACCTCCTGCGGAGAGCTTGCGCTGATGATCAACGGCGACGACGGCTACCAGCTGACCGTCTCCGGCATCCTGCTCCGCTCGGACGATATTCCGGGATACGACGGCGAAGAAGTCGAAAACTATTACAACGTATTTATCACCCGTATGGAAGAGAACGCGGCACGGGCAGAGAACGCGGCAGACATCGCGGTGGCGTATGGCGCGACTGTTGAAGTCGATGAAGAAGCACAGCAGTTGAACATCACGCACCACAGCGACACCGAGGGCGGCGTGGGATGGCTGTTTGGTTCTGCGGTGACGAGTAGCGCGGAAGGAAGCGTTGCGGCGTTCCCCGATGGTGCGGACGATGTAGCTATCAAATCACTGGTCGCGGAGATAACACCCGTGCAGTCTGGAAGCGGCGACCCTTCACCTTCAAACGTGCGTGCAATCAGCGGGTGGACAGGGATGACGGTGGCACATAGCGGCACAAACCTTTTAGATGGGATTAGTTGGACAAGCGGAGTAATAAGCGCAAATGGCGTAATCAGCACATCCACAACAAGTGAATTCCAGTATTCTGGTCTAATCCCTGTCGAAAGCGGCGAAACATATAAATTCGTCTATTACAATTATGTCGGCACGAATAGCAGAATACATGGGTATGATGCAAGCGGCACATGGGTGGAGCAAATCGGCGTATTTACTGGTGCCGGAAGCCATGCGGACACAATTACAATTCCAAGCGGCGTAACGCAGATAAGGATTTCGACAGGTAAACCGTATAGAACAAATATCGGGCTTCTGTCCATTGCAAGCGAAACCACCACCATCCCCATCAGTTGGCAGACACAGGCGGGAACAATCTACGGCGGCACTCTGGATGTGGTCAGCGGCGTGCTGACGGTCAAAGGGGTGTTACACACTCTGACTGGTCAAGAGAATTTCGCGTTGGCTACTAACTCGCGGCGATTCCATAAGGCGTTTACTGCGCTGGAATGGGAACGTGCAAACACTGTGTTATCCACGCAGAATCAGTCAAATTCAGTTTGTTCCCACGCGACCTATCTGACTGGCGCAACAGGAACAGCCACGCCCGCAGACTACAGGATATCCGCAGACCCGAATCTTGACTATGCAAACGCGATTGTTTTTTACGATTCACAATCTGAATTTGCCGATGCGGCGGCGTTTAATGCATACCTTGCGGCACAATACGCAAACGGCACTCCTGTGCAACTGTATTATGAACTCGCCACACCGCTTGCCCCGATACAGTTGTCCCCGACAGAAATAAAAACCCTTCTGGGCGGAAACACCATCTACACCGATGCGGGCGCGGTTAGTGTGGAGTATGTGGCAGATACCAAGTTATACATCGACAATAAAATAGCAGAGTTACAGGCACTCGTTCTTGAGAACTGAAAGGAGATACGAACATGACGCGCAGAGAATCCAGAGTTATCCATGCATTTATCAACTGTGTGAGGCGGCGGGAGTACACATTGGAGTACGCCATCACACTCATCGAGGACAACCAGAGATACGGGTGGCTGTCTGAAGCGGCGAAAGAGTATTTCTACGAAGCCGTTGACCCCGGACCAGAAGAAGAAGAGGAAGAAGCACCCGAAGAAGAGGGGGAATAATCCATGTCGTATGTAAAAACGATTAACGAAGACGGCGCTGTGTCCGACATCATGGCGGTTGCGCTTGACCCCACGCTTGACGCGACCATTCTGCACAAGTCGGAACTTGTCAACGGTTTCACACAGACCACTCCCGGCGTAAATGCTTTAGATGCGGCGGCGGGGAAGACGCTTAATGACAGTTTAGCGAACAAAGCCGATGCGGCAGACCTGACTGCGCTTGCTGACGATTACCGTCAAAAGGTATTTTGTAAGCAATGGGATATAACCATCGACGTATCAGTCCCCGCAAATGGCACCGCGCCGATTTTTAGCGGTTATGGTATTCGCGACGATTTGCCGTCTGGGGCGCACATAATTAGCGCACGATGCGCGTGGGCGAATAACAACAACATCATCATCTCGCAGTCATGGCTGAGTGGCAACGGAAACCTGACAGCACGGGCATACAATCCGACCAACGCCGCAATTACGGTAACATCCGCAACCGCTGTGGCATTTTATTATCTGTGATTCGCAAAAGACGGAATTAGCGAATGGCTATGTGCCGCAGACTAGTTCTGTTACAATCCCATCAATGAAAGGAAGGAAAACAATATGAAGCTGATATTAGCAGACGGGTCAATCATTAGCTTCGCAGAAGACCGCGGCATCGGCGACATCATCGCCATCTACGCCACTATGGAAGCGGCTCAGGTAGATGAGGCAAGAATCACTCCCGCGAACGTGGCTCATATCCAGACCACCACAGACAATGGCGATCCCATCGGGGAATACTTCAACCTCATCATCGATTCCACCGAAATCGTTCCGATCTACGATGACGAGGAGACGGTCAGCTCCTACGAGTTCCACATCCACCTCCGCGAGAAGACGGCGGTCGAGATCCTGACCGAGCGCGTTGACGCGCTGGAGGAGTCTCAGGCAATTCAAGACGGCGCGATTGATGACCTCGGTGGCGCGGTGTCCGAACTCATGGAGGGCTAAGAAATGGCTGTATTCTACGGAAAGAAGATTCTGAACGGAACTATTAACCCGAAAACAGGCGAGGCGTGGCGAATCGAAGATGTCCCGACTTATTGGAGAGCGGCGACGGCTAAGTGGATAGAGGAGCATACAAACTGATGGAGATCATAGCGTACATCTCAGCCCACTGGGTTCAGTGGCTATTCGCGGCGGCAGTGGCTGTCCTCGGATGGGGAAACAGAAAGCTCACCGCCCGGATCAAAACCGAACAGGAGCGCAACGAGGCAATAGCGGAGGGGATGCAGAGTCTCCTCCGCGAGTCCATCGTGGACAACTACAACAAGTACCTCGACAAGGGATTCTGTCCAATCTACGCCAAAGAGTCGATTAAGAAGGTGTACGGCGCGTACCACCGCCTCGGCGGGAACGATGTAGCGACTGAGCTGTACCACAAGCTCCTGAGGATGGAGGAAGAAGAATGAGTAACAAAGCATACGACACTTTGAAATTGATCGCGCTGATAGCCGCCCCTGTGAGCGTCTTTGTGGTGGCTGTTCTGTCAGCCCTTGGTGTTCCACAGACCGACACCGTTACGGCGATTCTGGCGGCTCTGGACACGCTTCTGGGGTCGCTGGTTGAGATCTTCCGCAGACAGTACGAGAAACAGTTCGAGGTGGAAGGATGAACGCGGCAAGCTTTATCGCCCAGATCGCTCCCATAATCCAGCGGTACGCGATGCAGTACGGATACCAGTATCCATCCGCGATAATCGCGCAAGCGTGCCTCGAGTCTGCATATGGGACGAGTAGTCTGGCGTATCGGTGGCACAATTATTTTGGTATCAAGTGGTACAGAGGTTGCGGGAGATCTGCGGTGAACCTCTCCACGAAAGAGGAGTACACGCCCGGAGTTCTGACGAGCATCACGAGCGGGTTCGCGGTCGGTAAGGACATGGACGACGGCGTGGCGATGTACTTCGAGTTCCTGACCAAAAACTCCAGATACCGGAATCTGAAACAGGCGACCAGCTCCCGAAACTATCTGGAGCTCATCAAGGCAGACGGCTACGCCACCTCATCCGGGTACGTTGCCAACACCTACAAGGTCGTTGAGACTTACAACCTCACGCAGTACGACCAGACTGAGGTGAAGCAAGTTTCTTATGCCGGGATCGTGACAGCCTCAGCTCTGAGGGTGAGGAAGTCCCCGGGCGGGGAGATGGTGCAAGTCGGCGGGCATGACTTCGTGCTCCCCATGAACATGGTCGTGGCTATTGATCGCGAATCCTGCGGCTGGGGCAGAGTTGCCGCCCTCGATGCGTGGGTATCCCTCGACTACATAAAAAGATAAAAATCCTCCTGATTATCCCCTGTCAGCCATTGCGCTGGTGGGGGATTTTTTTGTGTCCAAAAGTACTACCAACGCAGTATTTATCAGCATTCCGACCAAATCGAAAAATATTTGGAAAAATCTGCAAAAAGGTCTTTACATCTTACTACTAAAGTAGTAATATAATAAGCGTAGGGAGCAATTAGGATTCAGGAGGGAAGAGATGACAATCAACTACTACGGACAGATCAAAGGCGAGAAGCATAACACCAGAGTCGCGGCGATCGAGTGGAAAGAGGGAAATGAGAAAGACGAGAAGCTGGCAGAGAGAATCGTCGACCTGATGCTCAAGACAACAGCATGGAACAGGGTGAGCGGGTTCGATCAGATGGTCATGGTCGACATGGAAGACAGACAGGACTTCGAGGAGTTCGTGAAGTTCTACAAGGAAGCCAAAAGGATGTTCCAGAACTGCATGAAGTACGGATTCTAAAGGCAACCATCCCGGGGGAGGGAACTCCCCTCCCCACAGTCTCAGCGGCAGAGCCGCAGAAAGGAGTCCACCATGACTCTCCACGATATCACCACACAGCTCCACAACATGACCAAAGGTCACATCAACGGCGAGTGCTTCAGCCGTCAGGCTCTGGAGAGCAATCTCCACAGATGGATGCGTGGATGCGAGAACAACGCGATCCAGAACAGCTACATCCTCGAGGTCGAGCTCGCTGATGGGAAGTTGCTCTGTGAAGTCCACAAGTTCGCGGAGAACTCGGATGGATACGACTACTACATCCCCGACACTCGCGAGCAGGAGGCTCGGATCTGGGAGAAGCTCACCAAAAGGTGAGCCAACCCCAGAGCAGAAAAAGCGGTCGACATGATCCTCGACCGCTGATATAATCCCGAGAGGAGGACAAGCATCATGACAAAACTGGAAGAAATGCGAACGAAAAGAGGTATTAGCCGCGCACAGCTCGCGGAGGCTTCAGGGGTGAGTGCTCGGACGATTGAAGCGTATGAGCACGAGCTGAAGGACATCAACCGGGCGGCAGTGGAGAACGTGTACAGGATCGCGAAAGCTCTTTACTGCAAAATAGAGGACATCACAAACCTCTAACAAATTACTTACAAAACACGCGAGAAACGCCGTAAAATCGCGGCTTCTGGATTATCTTAAGGATATACCGGAAGCCGCCTTTTTATCGCATTTATGCGGGTTTAAGAACGATGGAGAACAGCGGAGAAAAGATGCGTAACTAACAAATTACTTACAAATTACTAACAAACCTCTTACAAATTACTTACAATTCGGTTTACTGCATCCAGCTTGCGCTGAAGCCCGAGGTGTGAATAAACATCGAGCGTGAGGTTCTGGTGTGCGTGCCCGAGGATCTCGTCGATGAGTCTCTGGTCAATTTCCTCTTCGACTGCGAGGGACGCGAACGTGTGGCGGGTATCGTGTGGAAGGTGGTGGAGCTTCGACTTCATCTGTTCCCGGATGTTCGCCGCGCTTTCTCTGGGCGTAGAAATGTACCACTCGACCAGCGGGACGATTCTGTCCGCGATCGGGACATCCCTCACACCGGCGGCTGTTTTGGCTTGCTTGATGTGCATCACCTGACGCTCCAGATCTACATCCCGAATCTCGACAAGCTCCGAAATTCTCATTCCGGTACAGATGAGGATGAGCGTCACGCGATTTAAGGGGTCTGTAGTGCCCCACAATGGGCTTATTTCATCTCGTTGGAAAATCCTACGGGTAATTGCATCCGGGTTGTTCCTGCCGATGTCAAGGCGGTTCATCGGGTTAGGACGGGCGGGGATGTATTCGTGAATGACTGCATAGTCATACAACTGCGAGATGAGCATCCTCACGTTTTTCAGGACGGGCATATGTTTCCCGGAATTGTCGAGGACGGCTTGCACGGTGTCCAGCCTGATTTCTTCCATCCTCATGTCATGGATCGGGGCGAGAACCTTCCACGCTGATTTGTAGCTCGCGGAGGTTCTTATCTTCTGGTAATGGATAGCCGACCACGTGTCATAAATTTGCGACAGTGTCGCTCCCGATTTGCTCAGGTCATAAGGTGCTTGATTAAACGCGCTGAGAGCGTCCAGAGCGGCTTTTCGTGTTTCGTAGTATCCAACAACCTTGTACTGCACTCGGACGCTTCCTGAGGCGAGCGTTTTCCCGACGAATTTTTTCGCCACATAAGGGCGGCGGCGTTTGCCGGGCAATTTGTAGACAGTCCCGAAGTGGTTTGGGAGTCTCATTGCGGAATCCTTTCTCATGGTGTACCATGATGGTGCTTGTCATCTGCCGCCTTGCCTGTGACCATCAGGCGGGCGGCTTTTTGTGTGCCCTGATCTCCATCAACTCCGGGTCGCGATCCCGGTCGAGGTCTCCGTTCTCCATGTGCCAGACCTCGTGCTCGTATGCTTCGAGCCGTCCTTCTGGGGATAGCTGGTCGCTGATTATGATGGTGCAGTAGTCCCGATACCTGACTATGTACGAGTCGATGCCCGGAGCTGTCGTTCCGAGCTTCACGGTAAAGTCTCTGCCTTCAATCATCTGGCAATAACCTCTCAATCATTTCTCTCACCATTTTTGCGTCCTCTGGCTTCAGCCTCGGGATCGCCTTAAACATCACCTGATAGTCTTTGTTGGAGTGCATTTCTTCGACGATCTGGCGCGTCTCAGCGTCGATGTAATACTCGGGTTGCGGCTCGATCCCGTCGAGCTGGTCGACCGTTACTCCGAGCACCTCTGCGATTTTTCGCCGCTTCTCAATCTTTGGCTCTGAAAGTCCTTTTTTCCATTGGGGGAAAGTTGCTTGAGTGACTCCAGATCTCCGAGCGACTTCGTTGTCCCGAAGCCCCAGAGCGTCCCTGAATTTCACGTAATTCTCATAAGACATGAACCACCTCTCAAAAAATTTTCAAAATCTTATAAAAGGTGGTTTACATTTTTTAAGAAATCTTTTATAGTAAAGAGGTAGCACCTATAAGATTTCTCAAACCACCCTCATAACTGACAAGATGAGAATATCAGAAATCTTATAAGAAAACAATAGCCGAAAGGAAGGAGGGCAGATGTACAAGAAGTACGAAAAGCTACGCGACAAGAACCACATGAATGATAATCGCGTAGCTCGGGAGGCGGGTATCTCGCCTGTGACACTGTACGCATGGAGGGATGGCGAGTACACGCCGAAAGCGGAAACGCTCCTCAAGATCGCGAAGGTGTTCGGGGTCGGACTCGATTACTTCTATGCGTAGGATCACACCGGCAGAAGCCGGGAAGCTGATGGGAGTCTCCGCTGAGTTCGTCAGAGTAGGACTCCAGACCGGGAGACTTCCCATCGGCACAGCGTTTCGAAAACCGGGCTCGAGCCGCTGGAGGTACTACATCAGCCCGGAGATGTTAACCAGATTCACAGGAAAGGAGATTGAAGATGTCGACGGCGATTGAGGTTTTGGGGTTCATCATCGTGCTGGTGATGGGAAGCGCGATTGATAGCGCAAGCGCGATCCCGGTGGTCGGAGTCCTTGCGGGGCTGGCGGTCATGGTCGCGGGGTACGGACTTGAAAGGAGAGGATTCTGATGGATATTTTCAAGGCGTTTTACAACAACACGAAGCACATCATCGAGGAGCAGAAAGCCGGGGAGAACGCACCACAGAACAAGATCAGCAAGATCGAGTCGGCAATCCAGATGATGGAATGCATCATCAAGGAAGATGAGGAAAAGGAATGAGCGGCACTGATGCCACAGTAACCGCCCACAACTGACTTAGCGAGGACATTATACCATGTATCCCATGATTACAGCAAATCCAGAACACGACCGGGCGATGATGGACATCTATCTTGATTCATTGCCATTGGACGAATCAAAGTATCCTCTCTGCGATATTTGCGGGGAGCGAATCCTTCCCGGACAGAAGTACACCGAACTTGGGGAAGAAACTTACATCCACAAAGACTGTATGAAGTACATCAGATGGAGGGCGATGGATGACAAAGGAATATTTTAAGCAACTCAGGGAAGAACCAGAAGCGGCACTCAACTTCATCTTGAATTTCCTACAAGTCTCTTTGGAATCAGATGAGAAATACCCGCTCAACTGGAATTACCAGATCAAAGCCCTGTTAGACGACTTCAAGGAGGAATCACATGAATAAATTCAGAACACTAAGAGCAGACGAAATCGACTGCCGTGTTTCTACAGTAAACGCTTACGGTTGCTCGCTCCTGCTCTACAAGGACGCACGTTGCGACCAGAACATTCTCGACGAGACGGTCGGGGCTATGAACTGGATGAGGCATCACAGCCGTGAAAATGCCAACTGCATCGTCTCGATATGGGACGAAGCGAAGAACCAGTGGATCGAGAAAGAAGACACCGGCACTGAGTCCTACACGGAGAAGGAAAAAGGGCTTGCCTCTGACAGCTTCAAACGGGCGTGCTTCAACTGGGGCATAGGACGGGAATTGTACACAGCCCCGCATATCTGGGTGAAAGCCGGGGATGTAAGACTTGAGGACGGCAACGGAGGCAAGAAAATCACAAAAGACCATTTTTCAGTCACAGAAATCGCATACGAAGGTGGCAACATCACCGCTCTTGAAATTCGGAACGACTCGCTCAAAAGGATCGTGTACACGTATGGCGAAACGAACGGGAAGGTTCAGGATGACCAGCTCACGAAGGACATCTCGACGCAACCTATCGGGACGGACAAGATCTCTGCGATAACTGCGAGGGCTTCAAGCATCGGAGTAGACCTGAAAGTGATCTTGTACCAGTACGGGCTCAAGAGCATCGGGGAGATGACAGAAGGTCAGTTCCTTGACTGCATACAAAGGCTTAATGCCGAGGAAAGGAAAAAGAAATGACCGGAAATGCGGCACAGATCGTGAGCTTTCTCATGACCGCTGACCGGGAGAAACTGTTCGACCTGAGGGAGCACCGGGAACGGCGTTCCCTCACCCAGAACGCTTACTACTGGAAACTCCTCTCCCTCACGGCAGACAAGCTCCGAATGAGTAAATCGGAACTCCACAACAGGATGCTTCGGGAACATGGTCAGAAGCAATACCTCGGCGGGAAGCTGGTCACGGTTATGATCCCGGACACCGAAGAAGCAGAACGGTCAGCCCTGAAGGCTGAGACCTATCACATCCAGCCGACAGCCCAGACGATTCAGGGACAGGGCGGCACGAGGTACAGACAGTACCTACTCCTGAGAGGGTCATCTGACTACGACACGAGGGAGATGAGC